ATAGATCACACGACAGGTGGAAAAGATCTTAAAGGATTAATTCAAATTAATTATGTTAAAGAAAAAGATAGTTCTATCGAAGTGGCAGACGACGGTAGCAGTAGATCGTCATAGGTATAAGGTAATTAATTGTGGTCGAAGGGCTGGTAAATCATTTCTAATAAGTGTAGAAATGTTAAAGTTTGCTACCGAAAATCCCCAGTCAATCATTTGGTATATTTCCCCGACCTACAGACAGAGTAAATTGATCATGTGGTCCATTTTACTTAATCTTATTCCTGCCGAGATAATCAAGAAAACTAATGAAACTGAGATGGTATTCGAATTAATCAACGGCTCGACAATCAACTTAAAAGGGGCTGATAATCCTGATTCACTTAGAGGGGTAAGAATAGACTTTTGCGTCTTTGATGAAACAGCTTTTATAGATAAATGGGATTTGGTATGGAGAGTTATCCGTCCTACATTGATTGATTCTAAGGCAAGTGTTTGGTTCGTCTCCACTCCTAATGGATTCAATCATTTTAAAACATTGTTTGAAACTAATTTACCCGATTGGCGATCATTTCACTTTACCTCGTATGATAACCCCTACCTTGATCCATCAGAGCTAGATAAGGCTAAGCAGGAAATGTCCGAAGATGCTTTTGCTCAGGAATTCATGGGTGAATTTAGAAAAATGATCGGGTTAATTTATAAGGATTTTAGCCGAGATAAACACATGGTAGATATACCGCAATTTGACTCAAACTGGACATTCACCCGAGCTTTAGATTTTGGTTTTGCTCATAAATCGGCATTAATTTATTTTGCCATTAATTCAACAGGAACGGAAATATACGGGTATGATGGCATCTATCAAGAGGGAATGACCGAGAGCCAGATTGCCGATATAGTTAAAATAAAAGATGCTGGTAAGATAATAACTAACCCCGTGGCCGATTCAGCCCAGCCGATGAGTATCCAACAGCTAAATGAACTAGGAGTTTTCTTTAGCCCAGTAGAAAAAGGACATGATTCGATCAAAAACGGAATTGTCAAAGTTGCCGAGTTGCTTAAAGTTAGAGCTGATACTGGCAAGCCGACTTTAATGTTTAATAAAAATTTAACATGGATAGCAGATGAATTTGAACGGTACCGTTGGGTTGAAAATAGGAGTGCCGATGACGCGATTAGAGAGGTCCCGTATAAAGTAAATGATGATGCCATGGATGCGATTAGATATTTTGCTATGTCCTATCAGAAGGAATTACCTCAAGGGGATTACCCTAGGTTAGATGTATTCGAAGGAGGATTTTATTAATGTTGGAGGAGAATATACCAGCATTAGCAGAGATAAATACCCAGTGTGAAAAACAACAATACGGATCTATATCAGTTACCTTTGATATATTTCAAGGCCGGATAGTTGGGATGCAGGGTTCGCAATTCCAGAAAATAAAACTATGCAAAGAAGAAAATGCCAAAGCTACGGCATTAATTATATCGGAAATAAAAAATCTTCACGATACAAAATCATACGGAATGTTTACCTTTTCGGTTAAAATGGCTGATGGAGATATTAAGGAACTTTATATACAGAGAAATCTCAAGAAAAATTACCCCTTGCCAAAGAAGAATATGTTATAATTATCATGTAGCAAATTAGTAGTTTACTAATGCCGCCTTAATGAGGCGGCTTTTTTATGATAAAAAAAACAGGGAAGTATAGTAGAAAAAATGCATAAAAAGAGAAGTAAACCAGTCAAGAAGTCTATTAAAAAACCAGTTGAAAGGCCGGTTCTTCAGTCGCTTGAGAAGCCAGTTAAGAAGGAGTTACTATCAGATCAGGACAGGATTGGTAAATATGAGAGCCAGTGGAGTGATTGTGATTCTGCTTTGGCAAGTATCCGTAATGAATGGCGGGATAATGAGTCGGTATTTTTCAATGACAACTCGGGGGCTATTGCTGATTCAACTAAATCTAGAGTTAATGATGGCCACTTGTCAACATCGATTATTCAAAGGACCCAGAGAATAATGGCCCAGCCTCCAATCGGTAAAGTAGATTATCTCGATAAAAAGGATCGTGGCAAAAATATGATTCTTAATCTCATTTTACAAAAATACATTATTCCGAATTCTAACGCCCAATACCGGCATTTAATGAAGCTTAAAATGGTCTCGATTTATTCGCAAATTTACGGTAAACAACCCGTGCTCAGATATTATTCTGTAACTGATGACTATGTCGGACCAGATTTTCAGCTAATTCCAATCAACCAGTATTATCCCCAGCCTGGTGTATTCCAAGATTCAGATCAGGATTATTGTTTTGTCGATACCAAAATGACAGTTGGTCAGATTAAACAATTACCCAAATCAACATGGAAAAACATTGACGAATTACTAACATTAGTGAAGGAAACCAAAGGCAAGATCAGATATCCTAACCCTACTTCTAACGAATCAAAGTATGGAATTGATTTTGAAGGGGTATTATTTCGCACTAGATATGACAGAAACAGATGGATTACTTATGCTCCCGATTATAGCAGTGTCGGTATTCTTCGCGAAGTAATTACTGATAAGGATAAGAAAATTCCAGTAATTGTTAAACAAACTATTCCTCTATTAGATAGATGCTCGGGGTGGTCAGATACTGAGCGGGGTAAAGCCCTCCAATTAACCCAGAATTCATTAGCTTCATTAACACTTGATTCGATTAAGTATAAATTATTCCCAATTACTATTGTGAACCCGACCCAAGTAATTAAACAATCACTAGTAAGGCAAGCAGGGGCTATTTGGGAAGAAAAAGCCCCTAATTCTATTCGCTCATACAATGAATCAATTCAAGATATAGGCGTGTTTAATAATATGAGCGGATATATTATCTCGTCGCTTAATAACCTGCTTGGCTCATCTGATTTGTCTGTTTCAAGAAACGTAGATTTGACAATGGGTAAAACACCCACAGCATTAAAGATGCAGGCTATGAGAGAATCGGCTGCTGATTCATGGGAAAGACAGTCAATGGAGAACTTTTGTGAGGAATTATATGATTCTTTTATTGATATGATTGCCCAGAACCAGCCTAAGCCGATAGATATTAACCTATTTTCAGGTGAAATAGAGAGTATCGCTAAGGTTTATCCTGATATTAATGAAATGTATGATAAGGTATCAGGTAAATTAACTATTAAACCAGATTCGATTAAGGGTAAATATAAATTTTTTATTGATTCAGGATCGACGGTCCAGAAAGATAATATTCAAGAAAATCAAGCTCTGATGGTAATTTTACAAACTCTAATGAAGCTACCTAATTTTCGTCAGGAATTACAGTCCAAAGGTAAGGACATTGATCTCGCCGAACTGATTAAACGTTTTATAATTACTACTGGTATAGCCGATTCAGATAAGATTATTGTTGATTTTACCCCTGAGGCTTCACCTAATGCCCTAGGACGAACGATTCCCAATGAAGTGGCTGGTAATATACCCCAAGGACAAATTCCGCAGCCACCGGTCCAAAATTCTCAAAATTTATTAAGTAATATTACCGATCCGCAGATATTGGAGGCGGCCCAGAAAATAATGGGAGGTAGGCAATGAAATTAGTTGATATTTATACAAACATTACTAAGTATCCCGATGTTAATTGGGATGAGGTCAATCAGTATCTTGCTGAGTTAGCCACCACTAAGTATTATCCTGCTCTTAAAGCTCTAATCGAGGCTATCGTGGCGGATTTACTCACTCAAGCTGATGATATTAAACAAGTCCATGAAGGACACATGAGCTTGAAGGCGTTTGGCACTCGTGCCTATATCGCTAGGGTAGCTTCAGACAAGATACAATCGATTATTACTTCGATTGACCAAGCCCATGACACCCTCTCTAAAGAGTAAAAAAAGTGTAGACAAGGGGATACACATTGAGGTAGATACCTCGAACCTTGAAAGTCAGGTGCAGAAAGGTATTATCGGCCATCAGTGGGTTCAGCGTGGCCCATACCTGTTTTGTAAATCGTGTCCGATAGAACACAGTATTTATGTCGGCACAGAATTACTCTTCATTGGTTATGACGATGAAGGTAAACCAAAATTTGAGAAGATAGGAGCAAGGCAAGAGCTTTGCTCGTGTCCTCTCAAGGATACAGGCGTGGTCGACCCAGCCTAAGAGGTCAGTTATTAGTTCAACCAATTTATGGACGAACCAAAAGCAGTAGACAGCAATGTCAACGTTGAGGAAACCAACCCAACTTCGCAAGTTGAAACGGAAACCACTCGGGAAGAAGTTAATAATGAATCTAGGCGGGATGAAGCCGAAATTCATGAAGAACAACCGAAAGAGTCAGATTCAGTAGTTGAAAAGAAACCTTCTAGAGCGGAAAGGAGGATTAATCAACTAACTAGCAAATTGAAAAGTCAAGGGACCCCGCAGTCTAATGACATATTCGGAGAAAATTTACCTCCGTGGTGGGGAAACCAACAACTCGATCCTAATAGGGAATATACCCTAGATGAATTGAATCAAATTCAGGAGCAGAAGTCAGCCGCTAAGGCTTATACTGCTGCTCAGATCGCCATTGCCCAGGAGCGGCAAAGGAATCAATTATGCAACTTAATTGAAAATCACTCCAAGGAGCTTCAGGAGATTTCTAAATCTGAGGAGTTTACAGACGAGAACTTTGATGCTCGTTTTACTAAACTTTATCAAGAAATCAACTTTGATGAATCTGGAAACTTTAAACCCAAAATGGGGCCCAAGGAGCTATATGACATAGTCAAGGGCAATATCAAGATGGGGGAAAGTCGGGGAATGGCAAGTGCCTCGAGAAGTATGGCAGAAACTATTGCTAATGCTGCCGTAACGCCTAATGCTTCTAGGACGGAAGATCCAGATGCTAGAAAAAATGAAGCATTGAGAAAGGCTTACGAGTCAGGATCAGCAGAGGATCTGGCCGAATACTTAAAACTGTCTATAGTTAAAAGTTAGGAATTAAAAATTATGGCCCAAGCAAGTGCATTTCAGACCTATGATGCCGTTGGGAACAAAGAGGACCTGTTAGAGATTATTACTAATATCTCTCCGACAGAAACTCCGATGTTTTCCGACTTCGGCAAGACTAAAGCAACTGCTGTCTATCATGAGTGGACCAAGGATTCTTTAGCTACTGCTACGACTAATGCTCAAATCGAGGGTTATGACTATAGCTTTGCTAAAGTTACAGCCAGAACTCGAGTTGGCAATTACACGCAGATTTTCTCGACTCTAGTTGAAGTATCCGACACTCAAAGGGCAGTCAATGTTGCTGGTCTCGATGACGAATACGCTTACCAAATGGCCAAGAAGCTCAAAGAACATGCTCGTGATATAGAGTATTCCTTAGCCTCTACCGCTTCCACTGGTAATTCCGGTGCATCAGGTACAGCCCGCACCCTCAAGGGTGTGATGTCCTGGTTGACATCCGTGAATGAGACAGGAACTGGTACTGGTAATGAAGCTCTTACTGAGACTATGTTTAATGACGCTCTCGAAGACATTTGGACAAACGGAGGTCGTCCCGACGTGGTCTACTGTAACGGTTGGCAAAAGAGAAAGATCTCTGGTTTCTCTGCTTCCAGCACTAAAACCATTGAAGCTGGTGCTAAGAAACTGATTGCGGCAATTGATGTCTACGAAAGTGACTTCGGTTTGCTTAAGATCAAAGCTGATCGTTATATGAATCCGGCCCAGATCGCCATTCTTCAAAGCGATATGTGGAAAATCGCAGTTTTGCGACCCACTAAACAATTTGAAGTGGCAAAAATTGGCTCAGCAACTCGTGGTGTTATCGAAACCGAGTTGACCCTTGAGGCAAGAGCTGAAGAATCTAGCGGGAAGATAACTCAACTGTCTACCAGTTAGTTAGACCGTGTCGATCACAATAACCCCCCTTAATTCAGGGGGGTTATTTGTGATAAAATAAGGAAATGGATAAAGATATTTTTGTAAAGATTGCCGATGAAATTAATTCCCAAAGAAGACAAGAAATAGCATCCATTTACACAAGTCCCGAGATAGTTGGATGGGTGAATGAAATGAAGAAAAACAATTGGGACAGCAAGCGTCATGGCAAAGCAGGATGGCGTAGAATAGCCTCAATCCCAGTAGTAGTTGATAATTTTCTAACTAAGGTATATGGAGAAAATTACTATAAAAATAAAAATTTTCTTAAAAAAATGTGTAAAGAATGGCTGATTATAAATCCAGATAACCTAAAATGAACGGAAAACAGGTAGAAAATTACACTAAATCCGATAAAGCTAAAATACTCCTATCTCCACTTCAAGATGATGGTTGCTCATGGTACCGCCTCAAGACGTTTATGGATTGTGCTAATGCCATGGGATTAGCAAAAGTTGAAACATTTGATCCCAATCTATCCGTTTCAGAAATTACAGAAGTACTAAAAGCAACTGATGCTTTTGTATTTAGATTTTACAGTGAAGCTGTTGTCGAGGTTGTTTCCCAATTTAAAAAGAATTTTCCTAAAGTGCCAGTAATTATGGATACAGATGATGATATTTATACGATATCTCCATTTAATAATTCATACGATAAATTTGGTACTCAAGAAGTTAAATTAAAAGACGGGACATATCTTTGGAAATATAGTCCCCACTTTGATATGTATGTCAACCGCCACAGATTAGTTGATTATGAGTACTGTTTGGAGCAATCTGATGCAGTCATCACTACTACTCTAAGATTGGCTGATAGAATTAAAGAAAATAACCCAGCTGTTGCTGTAATTCCTAACTCAATCGATCCACAATACTGGCCGGTCCTAGACATTAAGAAAACAGATGAGATCCGTTTAGTTTGGAGTGGCGGCTCAAGTCATTACGAGGATTTAGAAGAAATTAAACCTGGATTAGATATCTTAATTAAAAAGTATCCCCAGCTTAAATTGGTTATTGTCGGTTCTAATTTTGGTAGTTTAGTTAAAGGAATTCCTGAAGATAGATATGAATTTTGGAAATGGATTAAAGCTGATGGACATGGGTACAGAATGGCTTGTACTAATGCCGATATCGCTATCGCACCCTTGAGAGATATGGAATTCAACAGATACAAGTCAAATATCAAATGGTACGAATATTCGGCTCTAAAAATACCAACTGTTGCTGTTAATTTACCACCGTATTCTGATGAAATTGAACATGGAGTTACAGGATTGTTGTATAGTGGTAATGATGAGTTTGTGAAGTATATATCACTGCTGATTGACGACCCATTAAAAAGATTTGAGATAGCTAATAATGCCTATAAATGGGTAAAGGAAAACAGATTTATTAATAAAACAACTCAAGAATGGATTAATTTTATTACCAATTTAATAAAGGCAAAGCGTGAAAGTATTGCTCAAGTTATAAAACCAATGATCACTGAACCTGAAAGGCATACCTACGATGAAGTGTGGTGCTATTACTCCGAAAGAGCAGAGGAATTAATGAAAGGTAAAAAGTCTATCCTCAAAATGGATGCTTACAATGAAGCTGAAAGAATACCCATAATTAAGGATAAAGGCACAGTTATCGAATATAACCAAGATATTATCGATAAAGCCCTAAAAATCAACCCATCACTCCATGCTGTTAGAGGCGATATTCGCAATCTTCCCTTCAAAAGTGGTGAATTTGACCTATTAATTGATTTGTCAACCCTAGACCATATAAAACCCCAAGATTTGGCTTCTACGATCAAAGGTTATGCTAGAGTTCTTGAAAAAAATGGGACTTTGCTGTTGATTGTATGGCTATCAGACTTAGTTATTGGCGGTAAATGGGACCCAGACCAGCAGTATTACTTCAAATATGAAGAAATTAAACCTATTTTAGAAAAGTATTTTACAATCGAAAGCGAAAAATGTATTTTTAGCCGTCAAGACAGGTTTACAGATTGTTATTTATATGAATTTTTATGTACCAAGTAACTTTTAGAGACGATGATGTTTGTTACTATCCGGGAGTAGGGATAGACATTGGCGTTAATTATCTTGAGAAGTTTATTAAAACCCATGAGTTGATGAAACAATACAATACTCCCCATGTTATTGCGATCTTAGCTTCGGGAATAGACTATAATTTGGGTATGGTTGATTACATTAAACAGCACCAAGATTTAATCGTTCCCCAATTTCATGGATGGACCCATATCGACTATACTCAAAATCATCGAACAGCCGAGGATCACTTTATTTGGGGGTTGAATCGTATTCAGGCTACTTTTGGTAAGAGACCGACTGTTTGGTATCCACCGTGGAACAAATCAGACGGTTTTTTGGAAAAACTATGTCATAGGTTAGGTTTAACAGTATCATACGAAAAAATGTCAAC